CTAACCTAAACAGGGGTAGGGGAAACCTTACCCCTTATAAGGGAATCATGAGCGCATACCCTGAGATAATCACACCAGCCACAACAGGCGGAATTATCAGCATAGAGAAAGGTGCTACTGGTGGCATTACCATAGTTGCTACTGATACCCTTGGCACTGATGAGGCTATAAAGGTCCAAATTACAGGGGACGGTGAGACATGGTATGATTTATATCTAAACGGTATGCTTCAGGAGATAACCCCAGAACACTCAGTAATAAGCCTCCATGGTCCAATCAAGTTCAGGTGTGTTAAAACTGCCACAATTGAAAGCATAGGTGTGGTAATTTGGCGCACAGAGGTACAGTAAATGACCTTCTACAATCCAAAAGGAATCATATACAACGCTGATGGATCTATTAATGTTGATGTCATTAATACAAGTGATGATCCACTATATCAGATTCATGTTGGAGATGATCCTTATGGTGATAGGGTAGAGCAGACCCTGAACCAAAGGGGAGATATTCAATGCCTTACCAGCAATGAGTATAAGATCCAGACAGCAGAGGCATTCAGGATAGAGGACTTTAATTGCATTGATGCGGATGAGTATATAGATTATTACGTTGTAACCCCAGCAGTACCACAACAGATACATGTTAGGGTCAAGATATTCAGTACAGCCGAAACAAATTACAACGTATTTCTTGAGCCTACGATCACAGACAATGGCACTCAGTTACCAGGAAGGTCTAAAAATCCTCATTATCAGTTCATAGGGGTTGCCGACGATGCGACCTATCTAGTGTATAAAGATCCTACCTATTCAAGCAGTGGTCCCAATATTAGAACCCAGAAATGGGGGTATGGGGCTAAACAAGGCGGTAGTTCAGACCCTAAAGAGTTTACAATACAAAGCCCAGTGCAGAAGCTATTGTTCAGGGTGACTAGTAGGATGAATGGAAACTGCATCACTTTTGAGATACATTGGGATGAATACAACCAACCTGATCCAGAGGTATAAGATATCATGGCAAGCATAAATGTATATAAAGTTTATGAGGATGACAACTTTACAGCAGCGGATAGCCCTGTGGTATTGGATATTACCACAGACCTAGAAGCTATATCAGGCAATGGTGAAAATCAATACGCTAATAGTTTGAGTATTGCGAATGAAGGGAAATACCCAATAACTGTTGAAATATCAATGGACGGGTCAACCTATGGGGATGTACAAACCTTACATGCAAATGATGTAGACAATATAAATAGCGCAGGGGTGAAGTTAGTAAGACTGACACACCAGGGTAATGACACCGGCTATCAAGTCAAAGCGTACTCTAGGATGGTCGGAGATGCAACTTTGTCTAGTGGAAGCACAAATTCATCTATCATAGATGATGACACAGAGCCGATTGACACCTATTTTGCAGAGTCTCTGAGCCAGTTCACCCTTGCAGCCGATACAGTGGCAAGTGGATTGCTTGCTGCTAGTTTGGTTTATGACTTCACAGCAACAGCAGGGCATGGAATTGTAGCAACTGACCAGATAGTATTAATTGGAACTGATAGATCTTTTATCGCTTACGTTACCAATGTGGCAGGGGATGTGATCACCGTTGATACTCCTATCGATTTTGTGTTTATCTCTGGCTCTACTGGATTGATAGTTAATACCAATATGGCTGTAGATGGAAGTGTGACCCCCAGGATATTTAAAGTTCAAGCTGGAGTTACCCCTGTATTTTTCAGGCGGTTTATAATGACTATCACTGATGGTTCATCCATGGATGATAGCAAGTTCGGGGGCATTCCTGCCCTTACAAATGGGCTTGTGATAAGGATTGTAAACGGGTTCCAGAAGTCTATAATAAATGTAAAGACAAACTCAGACCTGAGACAATGGGCCTACGATCTCCAGTATGCAGACAAAGCCCCTGCCGGTGTTTATGGTGTATCCTCAAGGCTTACATACGCAGGCAAGGAAAAGCATGGGGTTGTTTTATCAGTGTCAGGGACATCTGAGATCCAATGGGTCGTCCAGGATGATTTAACAGGCCTTTTGACCTTGTACCAATCAGCAATGGGCAACAAAAAATAGGAGAGATCATGAGAAAGTGCTTAAAATGCTTAGATGAATTTGACGATGGATTGAGCAAGTGGTGTCTTGTGTGCCGTGATGTAATAGCAGCCGAGGAGCTTGCAAAGCAGGAAGAGAAAGAAGCCAATGCAAAGAGGGGACGGATATCACCAGAGGGCAACCTATACATAAAAAGAGGCTCTGAGTTTAAGAAAATGCTATGCTCGGATAATGCTGGTGATTTTTGCGTTGATGACTGTCCACACTTTGACGGACCTGAAAGCAATACAATAACCATCTGCTCCGGTAAAGTGCTGGAGTTCGATTATCTTGATGATGAGAGAGTATAAGGGGTCATTATGCCAACAGATATAGACATAGCAAGCAACGCACTACTATTAATAGGGGATGAGCCTATAAGCTCATTTACAGACCCAGGAGCGGGGGCCACAGTAGCAGCAGCAATATACCCAGAGGACTATAAGCAGGTTTTATCTGAACATCCATGGTCATTTGCTTTTAAAGAGCAGGCATTGAGCCAGTTATCAGCAACCCCAGACGAAAGAACGGGGTTCAAGTATGCATACCAGATACCAACTGACTTAATAAGGCTGTGGGCTGTATTTGAGTGGTCAGAGTATGTGATTATAGGGGATCTGTTATACTCTAACGAACCCTCATTGTTGGCAAGATATGTCTACAAGGTTACAGAAACCTCTTTACCGCCTCATTTCGTAGTAGCCTTACAGTATAAATTGGCTTCTGACTTTGCCATGTCCGTAACTGAGAGCAACAGCAAATCAGAGCTTTACGAGGTTAAATACAGGCAGGCATTAAGCCAAGCAAGATCTATAGACTCACAAGGAAGACCACAGGAATCAATAATAGATTCTCCTTTTGTAGATGTAAGATTCTCAGGAAGGGGGCTTTATAGATAATGGCTGACCTTTGGTATCTACAGGGCAACTTGAATAGAGGTGAGCTTGACCCGCTCTTAATAGGGCGAATAGACCTTGCTGCGTACTACAATGGAGTGCAGACAGCAAGGAATGTGTTATGTCTGCCCCAGGGCGGTCTAAAGAAAAGGGACGGGACTCAGTTCTTAGGTGAGGCATTAGGAAATGGAAGGTTGGAGAACTTCTCATTCAATATTGAACAGAATTATCTCTTAGTTTTCAGTGCCTTACGGATGGAGATTTACAAAGAAGGGGTACTACAAACCAACATAAATGCTTCAGGAAACGATTATCTAGTAACACCTTATACTCTGGCACAGGTCCAGGAATTTGATTATATACAGTCAGCCGATACTATTATCATAACGCACCCAGAAGTAGAGACTAGGACCATATCAAGAACAGGTGATACTACATGGACCATTGCAACGGCTGGTTTTACAAATATACCTCAGTATGATTTTAATGACGCTTCAAGCCCCACCCCTACATCAGAGATCCAGGTAATTAATTTTGCTAATCATACCCAGGGGGATAGATATAAAATTGCGTTAGAGGGTATATTGACCGAAGAATTAACTTTTGCAGGAGATGATTCCACGAATGAGGAGAATATAAGACAAGGATTACAGAATTTGATTAATACGGGCTTCTCCGGTATCTCGGTAGCAACCACAGCAAGTCTGGACACTTATACTGTTACTTTTGCAGATGAAGATGCTAAAGACTGGGATTTTATGACCATGACTCCCATCTACTCTGTTAATTCAGCTTTTACGGCTGCTGTGACAAGATCTCAAGTAGGAGTGGCAAGAACTGAAGATTCATGGAGCGACACCAGAGGATGGCCAGTATCATGCACATTTCATGAAGGTAGACTATATCTAGGAGGGTCAACACTCAGGCCTGCTACATTATGGGGTTCAAGAGTTGGTGATTTCTTCAACTTTGACGGTGGACGTGCTTTAGATGATGAAGCGATAGAGGTAACACTTGATACTGATCAAGTTAATGCAATCCAGGCGGTATTTAGTAATAGAACCTTGCAGATATTTACCAGTGGCGGAGAATTTTATGTACCTGAGTCACCTATCACACCTACAGGGGTTGCAGTAAGCCCACAGAGTAATTTAGGATGCAAGAGGATTAGACCTGTTACGATAGACGGTATGACTTTATTTGCCCAAAGAACAGGCAACGCCATAATACAGTTCATATTCTTAGATGCTGTAAAGGCTAATCAGTCTAATAGTATA